AAAATCCACACCTGGATTCTTGCTCATTGGAACAGTGTTAAGGAAAGGCTCAGCTTGACCCCAACCTATAGTAATCTCAAAGTCGTCCTCCTCAGCTATATCTACCACTCTCGAATACGTTGTATTGTACTCGGGATTGGCCTGATTTGACCGAGGGTCCCAACGGATCAACAGCCTGCCTTTATGAAAGCTAGACTTAACGACTTGAAACCTAAATTTTATCGAACCTTGCCATTGGTCGAACATAGTTTGGATCATGGACATGGGCGTAGGATGAATTTCCACACCCTCCACACGGTAGAGCATAGGGCCAACTCGTGAATTCCACAGCAACTTGTCTGTAGTATCCGTTGGAGCCCAATTAAATTGGGTGAGATAACTCTCTCGTGTGACAATCGACTTGATGTCCATTTGATCTGCACCATCCAGACCAACTGTCCTGCTATCAATCGTAATCTCCTGCTTTGAATCTAATGTAAGACGTGCAACTGCGTCCGCCGCATCCGTATTGGCTAAATTGCCTGTAGGATTTGGTTTATACAGCTGAATGTCAGAAACAACAGGGGGTCGACTGTAGCCAAAATGGCGAGCTACATCCGCTCCAGCCCGAGCACATACTTCAGTAGCACGTGCGTAAGGGCCTATAAGTGGGGCGTCTGTGAGTGCACCGGCAGCACTAGCCACAGCCGAAGCTGTTGCTGAGATGATGCCTTTGCCATATTCGTCGCCAGAGTTCATGGCGCCTCTCTTACCGCTTTGTACAGAGTACTCGCTTGTAGGCATAGTTAGAGTGAGGTCCTCCGCCCAAGCATATATTGTTATGTGGACAGGATCATTCCCTTGGTTTGCGTGTTGTAAGTCCTGAAAAGACTTTAAATACATTTCGCCAAGATCTCTATACTCTAAGCCTGGCAGCGAAGCATAATTGTGGTTGTAGAAGAATGGTAATATCATCTCACCACCAGAGTTGGTTGACGGGTTAATAAAAATGTGTGGACGTTGTGAGGCTTGCACCATATCAACTTCCAAAAAATTTCGTATAACTGTCAAAGCATCTGTAGCAGACCACGGATTGTAGGCAAGCAGGGCTCGACCATAATGAAAGCCAGTTCCTGAAATCACTACCTTAACATGCAACTTCGTCCTCAGAAGCGCGTAGTGACTCATCTTTTCTTTGACTCTGGCATC